ACTGAAAACAAATGGGCTGAAGCCTACGTTGGAGACATGGTGTATGAACGTGTTTGTGGAACTAAAGAAGTTGTGGGGGAATGATGGTGATAGACTTTGACGTAGACGGTGATGGTAAGATCACAGAGCAAGAAGTAGCTATGAAAGAACGTATGCTTGAAGTAGAGCTACGTGAAGAAAAGGCTGAGTCACAAAAGAAGATGGCTTGGATAGCTATGGTGATGATGATTGGCTTTACAGTCGTTCTATTTACACCTCTAATGTCAGATACACGAGTAGCAGCCCTAGCAGATTTGCTTGGGTTGTTTTATATTGCACAAACTGGTATAGTAGCAGCATATATGGGAGCTACAGCTTACATGGCAGGAAAGCCAATGGGCAATAAGGTAGCAATGAAAAAGGACATGAGATGAGTTTTAGATTAAGTCAGAGATCGTTGGACAGATTAGAGGGTGTACACCCAGCTATGACCGGAGTTGTAGAAAGAGCTATACAACTTACAGACGTAGACTTTGGAGTTACTCAAGGTATACGTACTTTTGAGGAACAAAAAGCTAATGTAGCTGCAGGAAGATCTCAGACTATGGCTAGTAAGCATCTACTACAGGATGATGGCTTCAGCCATGCAGTAGACGTAGTAGCTTACGTGGGCCCAGACGTATCCTGGGAGTTAAACCTGTATGATAACATCTGTGATGCTTTTAAACAAGCTGCAGAAGAGACTGAGGCATCCGTTAAGTGGGGAGCTGCCTGGTCTGAGGGAGATATTAGGTCGTACTCAGGTACAGCTGAGGATGCAATGATGGCATACGTAGACTTACGTAGGTCACAGGGTCGTAGGCCATTTATCGATGCGCCTCATTTTGAATTAATGTAAAAGGAGAATAGAAATGGCAAAAGCACCTAGAAATCAAGATGACGTATCAAAATTATTAAGGCTTTTACTTCCTGACGATATGGAACCTACATCCAATATTAAAAAACAAATCAAAGATTTAGTAAAAAAAGAAGTCATTAAAGGTAAAAAATCAGGTAGATCTGGTATGTCTAAGGGTGGTTTAACTAAAAAGAAACCTACTAAGAAAAAATAATGGAGTAGTATATTGAGATGGTTGGTCCTAACGCTATTCTTATCTGGTTGTGGTTTGAGTACTCTCATGTCGCTAGGCGGATCAGGCGGTCCTACAGTAAACTCTAACGCACAGATAGGTGCAGAGAACAGACAGTCAGTTATGTCTGTAGAACAAACCGAAGAAGTTACTGCAGGTAGAGACGTTATACAGACTGAAGTTATAAAAGAAGTAGAAACAGGTAAAGTGGAAAACTTAGATATTATTAATACTAACATACCCCCTTGGGTAATGTTACTTCTAATACTTGGTTGGTTACTACCAACTCCAACAGAGATAGCTAGAGGCTTTATAAATTTTGTGTTAAGATTGTTTGGAAGAAAAGATAATCCAAAGTATGAAAGATATAAGCCATGAGAAATTACAAGAACGAGTACAAAAAGTACCAAGGCACAGCTGCACAGAAAAAGAATAGAGCTTCACGTAATGCAGCTCGTAACACTTTAAAAAAAGCAGGGGTAGTTAAAAAGGGTGATGGTAAAGACGTAAATCACCGTAATGGTAATCCTAGAGATAATAGTGCAAAGAACCTGTCAGTAACAACTAAACGTGCTAACAGATCTTTTCCTAGAAATAGTAGAGCAGGAAAAAGATAATGGCAATACCTGAGCGAGTAAAAAACAAAATGAAAGAGGTTGGACTCAAGGGTGTCAACAAACCTCAACGTCTTAATGATAGCAGTGGTAAGTCCCATCATGTTATGGCTTCTGAAGGTGGTAAGTACAAGTACATCAAGTTTGGACAAGCGGGTGTAAAGACAAACCAGACTGCAGGGCAACGTGAAGCTTTTAAATCACGTCATGCAAAGAATATTAAAAAAGGTAAAATGTCTGCCGCATACTGGGCAGATAAAGTTAAGTGGAGTCCTTCAAAGACGAAGTCTCCCTCAAAGAAATGGAAAAAAGGATCATAAAATGAATACAACAACTATAGCTATCACTACGGCAGCAGCAATGGGTTTGCTTACTATAATGGCAACTAAGGCATCATCTATGGATTTTTCTGTCGCAGGACAGACATTGTCTATCGGTGCAGACTCTGACATCAACTATACCACTGGTGTAGAAGATTGGGAATGGGAACTAACTCCGTCAGCAGGAATAACTGCTATGGGTATTGGACTAAGTGTAGCTACTGACATTGATATGTTAGAGCTAGACGAAGGAGACATCTTTCAAGGTCTAGACTTTACTGCAAAGTACGAGATACCTAGTACTTATATTAATTTATATACTGAAGTATCTACAGACGCAGATTTAGAGTTTGGTGACGTAACAGTAGGGGCTACAGTTAGTTTCTAATGTGGATAGCGTTTATGCTCCTCTGTACTGGGCCTTCTGCATTAACTTGCGAAGTCATGGCTAAGACAGAAGCAACATTCCTTACAGAGGAAGCATGTGCTCAAGAAGCACTAGTAGTAGCTAGGTACTTTCAAAGTGAAGGGTATCTAGCAATACCACAATGTAAAAAAATAAATATGGGAGTTTCATTATGAGAGTAATAAGATGGATAGGAAGATATTTAAAAAGAATTGCATGTGCACTATTAAACATTAAATGCGGTGCAGATTGTAACTGTAAGGCGTAGTAACATGAAGAAGAAATCCACTGTAAATGCTGCTGGTAACTACACAAAACCGACTATGCGTAAGAATCTTGTCTCAAGAGTTAAGGCAGGTTCCAAAGGTGGCAAACCTGGGCAATGGTCGGCAAGAAAAGCGCAGATGGTTGCAAAACAATACAAAGCAAAAGGTGGAGGCTACAAAACGTGAAAGTAAACGCACCAAAAGGATACCACTGGATGAAACAGCCTGATGGTGGTTATAAGTTAATGAAACATACAGGTAAGTTTGTTGCCCATAAAGGGGCAAGCTTGTCTGCTAACTTTGCAATACAGAAGGTTCACAATGAGTCTAAAAAGCCCACAAAAAAGTCTTAAGTCTTGGACTAAACAAAAGTGGAGAACTAAAAGTGGTAAGCCTAGTGCTAAGACTGGTGAACGTTATCTCCCTGATAAGGCTATTAAGTCTCTTAGCAGCAGTGAGTATGCAGCTACAACCAGAGCTAAACGAGAAGGCACGAAGGCAGGTAAGCAGTTTGTGGCTCAACCTAAAAAAGTTGCAGACAAAGTAAAGAAGTTCAGAGCTAACGAAGGGGGAATGGCAATGAAAAAACCAATGAATGAAGGAATGAAAGCACTTAAAAAAGAAGCACCAGAGGTAGCCAAAAAGATGGGCTATAAACATGGTGGTATGTCCCATAAAAAATCAGGCTACATGGGTGGTGGAATGACTAAAATGAATGACATGCGTAAAACAGGAATGTTTTATGGTGGCATGGCTAAGAAGAAAGGTTAAGTACTATGGCAGGTAAATATGATGATATGAGCTTTAAGAAAGCTTTTAATGCTGCACGTAAATCACAAGGTGCAGGTAAAGTTTTTACCTGGAAAGGTAAAAGATATACTACTGATTTAAAAGAAGAGGTAAGTAAAAAGAAAAAGGTAACTAAACCTAAGCCTAGACCAAAGTCAGGTTCTACTAAAAAAACTGTTAAGCCTAAAAAACGTCCAGGTTCAGGTGAACCTCCTGTAGCTAAACCAGGTTCTTTAGCTATAGAAAAAATTACAGTTGCAAAATTAATTCCTGCTAATTCTAAAAAACAAACCCCCTCTTTTAGAAATAGACCTTTAAAAATACCTGCTGCTGTAAAAAATAAAGTAAAGAAGATTGACTCCGATATAAAGAAAATAAGTATTGGTGAACGTGAAGCTGCAAGTAAAAGATTAACTAGAATTAAAAAAATGATGGCTGATATGCAAGCAAAAAGAGTCGATGCAAATCCAAGTTCTAAAATGGATGAAATTTTATCAGCATTAAGTAAGTTAGGCCTTTACGTTAAAAAAACCTATGATGCTGGCTTAGGTGCAAGTGGCGGAATTGCCAAAGTTAGTAGAGATAGCAGAAAAAAAGGCCGAGGTGGTATGTAATGAAACTAGATGGTGATAAAGTAGTTGATCAATACGGTGCTGTTCTTGCGGAGTATATCCGTGGAGAATGGCACACTAAAGATCCTGCCGTACTGGATTTTGTAAAAGATACAGAAGAAGTAAAAGTACGTGCTCGTAATGACAAGGGTCAACTAGTTGGAGACGATCCTTCTACTCCCGATGTAAATGAAGCTTGGACTACTAAGGTAGTTAAGAAAGTAAAAGGTAAATAGTGACTATACTAGCAGATGCTAAATTCTTTTCAGCGGCTAAAGATCTCACTGCTACAGCAGGTGGGGCTAGTGGTAATGTTATATACACTTGCCCTAACAACTATATAAGTCTTATTAAATTTATACATGTATCTATTGGAGCTAACTCTACTAAAAAGTATAGCCTTCAATGGTACGAAGCTTCTACTACAACTTATCATTTTATTGTAGATGATCACAGTCTTGCAGGTAATAGTATTGAAGAGGTAATACAGGGTGGTAGCTACCTTGCACTATCTCCAGGAGATAAAATTGTAGGGTTTGAAGAGTCAGGTGCAGATGCTCATATAATTATTTCAGGTGAGGAGCATTACCAACCGACATAACGGGTTTGCAATTTTGTTTGTAGTAAGTTACTGTAGAATATAGTATAACTACTCCTGTCCAGATAGGGCTAACATAGGAGTAGAAAATGTTTAAGAGATTACTTAATAGAATAATAGAAGCAAGAACAGAGTCAGCTAGACGTAAGATTGCAAGAATGCAACTTTACCAAATGACTGACAGAGAACTACGAGACTTAGGTATTGGTAGATATGATATAGAGAGGGTTATACTAACAGGTAAAGCCCTTTGAAGAACGCAATAAGTTCTTTAATGATACTAGGAGTACTTTGGGAGGAGGCTCGTGGACCCAGTAACAATTATCGGTGGAGCTACCGTAGCGTTCAATGCGTTGAAGAAAGGTTTCCAGTTCGGAAAAGATCTTCAAGATATGTCAGGACAACTTACCCAATGGGCTAGTAGTATGAGTGACCTAGCCTACCTAGAACAAAAAAACAAGAACCCTCCTTGGTGGAAAGCACTAAATGGGGGTTCTGTTGAAGCAGAAGCTCTAGAGATATTTACGGCTAAAAGAAAAGCTGAGTCTATGAGGCAAGAGTTAAAAGACTGGATTAGTTTTAGTATGGGTCCATCTGCTTGGGATGAACTTGTAGCGACTGAAGGTAAAATACGTAAACAAAAGAAAGAACAAGAGTACCGTAAAGCAGAGATACAAGAAGCTATTATAACTTGGGGCGTAACAGGTTTGCTTTTAACTGCAGGGTTAGGTATATTTGGACTTATAATTTATATGGTGGCATAATGGCAAGAAACTTAACAGAAAAACAACAGAAATTCTTAGACGTACTGTTTGAAGAAGCTGGAGGTAATCTAGTTACAGCTAGAAAACTTGCAGGTTATGCAGATGGAGTAGCTACAAAAGCTATTGCAGAGTCTTTAGCAGAAGAAATTGCAGACCTTACAAAGAAGTTTATTTCTTCGTCGGCTGTAAAAGCTGCATACTCAATGTTTGAGGTTATGAACAATCCTACAGACTTAGGTAATAAAGAAAAAATGGCAGCTGCAAAAGATGTTTTAGACCGCAGTGGTTTTATTAAGACAGAAAAAGTAGAAGTATCTGCGGCTAATCCACTATTTATATTACCACAGAAAGCTAATGAAGACGAATAGAACTTGGAAGTTACCCAAACCTGTAGAGGTAGATGGTGAATATGAGTGGCAACCTGTTGTAAGAGTTGGTAGACATGTACCATTTGGGTATAGACAAGACCCTGATGACTGTGATATACTACTACCAATTCCAGAAGAACTAGAGTTGTTTGAAAAAGCTAAGAAGTTTATAAAGCAATACAGTTATAGAGAAGTATCAGCTTGGCTCAGTACTCAATCTGGAAAATACATTTCACATGTAGGATTATACAAGAGGGTAAAAATTGAGCAACAACGTAAGAACGAAGCTTCAACTCAACGTTACCTCGCCCAAAGGTACAAAGAAGCGTTACAAAAAGCGGAAAAGCTTGAAACCCAAAGACTCGGTTA